CCGTCTCATACTGTGTCGCAGCAAGACCCTCAGCCTCCGACTCGCGGCGCAGTTGACTGCCACGACGACGCCATGAGCCCAGCGAATATCGCACATCCGCAGTTGTGTTCACTGAGCTGGACATAATGGCATCGGAGTAGTAGAAGTGCTTGCGCAAGTCAGGGGTACACGCAATCGCGAACTGACCGTTCGCATCGAACCGAAAACTCGATGATCCAGTGGAGGCTCCAACATTCATCAGGACGACGGCGCCATAGCGATCGGTGTCGTCTGGAAAGTTGTCAGGTATTGAAGCATTGACCGCAAGCTCGGGGTGGATGATGCCCATCAGATACAGGTGACGGTGGTCCAAATCAGCCGCATTGAGTCGACCAGAGGCAAAGTCGCGAGTCTGCGTCTCAAGACGCTGGCGAATCTTCACCACCTGGGAGTCAACTGCTGACTGAATGGCACGCTGCATCTGCATCGCGGGTTTCTGACCCACGACGGCCGCGGCCTTAGCTTTCTTTTGCTGAGCAGATTGTTTCTGCTTGATTGGTTGTGGTGGCGTGGACATCCCGATGTATGGTAACAGGGTAATAGAATACAGCACGATTTTATCACGGCGCGATGGAAAGGATATTGAAAGTCGTGCCCCAGCTGCCTGGCCAGCTGGGGCCCATCGTACCGAAAGATCGCCAACCCTCAGACGGCAGCCACAGTGACCCCTAGGTCACGTAGGCACGTCTGAAGGTACTCCACAGCAGCCTGTGCAAGTGGAATGAGATGCTTCGACTTGTCAGCATCTACATGCACCTGCGCATCCCCAGCGATCACCCCAACCATTGACTTATAATAGTCAGCAGTATGCACCCCAGGAGGGGCGCAGATCTGTTGGGCATAGCGGGCCACGAAAGCAGCAACCTCATCTGGGGACGGATTAATCCCTGGAGGCGTGACCGGGCGCGCTGCTGCTGCAGCAGCTGGAGGGGTGGCGCTGAAAGACACACGAGGCCCTGGTGTGCTCGAGAAGGCCTGCGCTCTCAACTGCCTCTTATTCATCGGGGCCACCACAGGCCCAGAGGGCACTGCGGCAGGCGGAGGAACAGGAGCCGGTCCAGGGGGACCTTGGGCGGGTTGCGCAGGAACAACCACCACAGGAACCACCTTTGCCGGGAGAACGCTACCATCAACGATCACAGGGATACTCGCAGGAGTAGGATGTGGAGTGTCAGAGAAAAGAGGCGGTGAGAGAAGAGCGTCGAACGTGTGGGCGGATGCAAGCCATTGGCCAAACCGCACTCGACTGAAGGAGGGGAGCTGTCTCGCGAGCAAGGTGTCCATCCAGCCGAAGTCATTCTTATTCGGGTATTGGACAGACTTATCCTCAGGTGTGCTGTAGGGACGCAGCACAGCTAGGTTACCTCGCTGGTTTTCAAGATCACGCGCAAAAGTTCTGTCCTGGGCAATAGCCCAGTCACGCACCTCAAGCACGCGTCTACACAACTCTCCCACCACAGGAGTGTTGGGGTCCGACAAGAAGTACGACTCCGCCTTAGCGATCAGTTTCATAGCCGGCGTAACTCCCGGAGGGAGAGCGGTCGTCGTATGCAACTTGGATAACTGGCGGGAAATATCGCAGCAACTATCGGGAGCCCCATCCCACACGCTACTAGAATAGTGACGTGACAGAAAGACAAGTGGAACCTCAAAGCGACGTTCGCGAGAGGCTGTCTTCTGTGTGACGCACTGGCCAACGCTCTCTCCAGCAAGCTTCAAAGCATGAGGATCCAAGTCAGCAGTGACCCCATCGTCGCCACAATAGAGGCCCAATGATTCATACGCAGAACGCGCATGAACGGCCTCAGTGTAACCAGGGGTAGACCGGCGGGCAACGTAGTGCATGAACGCATTGCACAACGTGTTCATGACTCCCGTTTCCAGAGAACCAGACGCCCGAGACGTGCCTGTTTGGTAGCGCACGCCAAGGGTCGTTGTGCCCGGGAGGTTGTACTGACCATGGTGTAGGTCATCAATCTCAGAAACATAATGCTCCTGAAAGGCGCGTTTTAGAGCCATATCCTCCAACTCCCGAAACACGCCAGAGACCCTACCGTCGAACTTAGAGCAGTCCGACATCTCAACGCTATCAGCCTGGTAGGCAAGGGTAGCGACGCGCTCAGAGATTTCAATAGGGGTGAGGGAGGAAGCATACCAGGGTTGCGCACCGACAACCTCATCCATGAACGGGTAGATGTAGCAGGAGTAATCAAGCTTATCGTTATCATTCATGGTAGAGATGTTGCGGGGCGGCTTAACATCCTGATAGGCCTCCTTTTTCATGAACGCCCGGACAGCGCGCTTCTGTCCGTAGTTCTGCACAGCATCCTGGAGATGCACCCGCTGCGCAGGCCTACTCTGGCGCTCAGCCACCTCATCGAAACCAACTGGGTGCAACAGGTGTGCAACCGGAATAAGGAAGGACACAAATTCAACCATTAGCTTGTACAGGTGAGCGGTGGGTTCCAACACCACCGCCACCTGCTTCACTCTCTGGTCAATACTCATCTGCTCATTGGACAAGCACTGGTCCGGGGCAAAACACCCATGTACGAGCGGTGACATGAAAGCAACGAGAGTTGGCTTCGCTTGGTCATCGTGCCCACCCGCGCAGTCCGCCTGATAACGGCGGACAGCAGCGTTCACCGCGACCACAGTGGCGGGAATGCCAGGATTAGTGGTCTCACGGTAGTAGGCGACCATAACGGCAGCTTTCTCTCGGCTCCCAACGAGCCCGATATATGAATGGATGTTGACGTCATTCTTGACAGCGATGCGAACCATCGCGCGGCAAGCGTCGTCATCCACCTCAGTCATAGTAACACTGAGCATCTCACTAACGACAGCAGTGCTCACCTTGAGGCCACTCGGTGTGATGGTTCGCAATCGAACGAAAGCGCCCTCCAAGGGGTTCAGGCGCTCAAGTCGATGGCCACTCAAACACGAGGAAAGAAGAGACCCCATAGTACCCCATAGACGAATAGGATACAGGAGGACAACGTAGCGGTGCTCAGCAATGCGCTGTCTCTGCACAGAGTAAACACCGCTCCGCCATCCATCCTGTACAAAAAGTGTGTCTCGACCATAATCCCAGAGGTGGTGCTCATATTCAGCACCACCAGACACTCTACAACGCAGCTTCCCCTCATCAGTGAAGCAAAACGTCATTTCACCAGAAGCTTGAGTGGCAGCCTCAGGAATAAGCGTATAAATGCCAACAGGTCCCGGGTGATCAAGGAGAAACTGTGGCATGTCAAGATAGTAGTCGACATCAACAAGCATAGTCAAATACTTCCCAACTTCCCAAGTGTCCTCACTGCGGGGCTCGACATCAACGTCGCGACTCCACTTGAAGACTCTACTACCAGCCATGCCGGCGCGCTGATCGGTTTTGGACATTTGGTACGAGTATGGCTCTAAGCCGAGCCGGCGCGCGTAACGCTGCACCAACTCGGCCCCAATTGTCCGATCCGCCGCCGCGGCGCCATGTGTGTGATTTGCAGACGGTTTGCCATTAGCAGGGCGCATGCTATTGAAAATCGCGGATGCCTTGTACGCCTCAAGACCATTGACCGTCCCCAGAAAACGTAGGCACCGGTCGTAAGCAAACTGTGCGGACCGTGCCAAGCGTCTGAGGAGGCGGGTTGCCACCACGGTAGACACACCGGCGAGGGTGAGCGACGTTACCAGCGTCACCCACACCCACAAGACGTATCCCCATGTCGGGCGGGGCTCATAACCAGCCACCTCACACAAGTAAGGGGCAATGCCAGTGAAGGCACCTGCAGCATAGTAGTGATCAGAACATGCGAGGAGACCATACAGCTCGGTGGTTAACCGATTGCGAACATCCCCGGCAAGTCCGTTTACTAGCTCCATGGTATGAGTCCGATTTCACGAACACAAAAGCTCCACCACAACGGAGCCAAACGCACGGCAGTGATGACACCTTCTCGATGCGCAAGGCCTGTAGT